CGTCAGTCGGCTCTGGTGTAAGCTGGCACCAACTAATAAAACAATCTTGCTCATAAGAAATGTTTATATACCTGAGCGCATTACGTACAGCTACAGGAAATTGGCTAAGATATTGTATTGGTGGCAATAAAAAATCAACAATTACTTTTCCATTGTTTTCAATTGTCTTTTTCAAATTTCTTAAAAAATGATTTTTATCCTTTACAAACACTGTCGTTCTGAAGCAAATAACCAAATCGTAATCAGAAATATCCCAATCTTCGTTTATCTCCCAATATTGTGCACCTAAATCAGTTTGAATGTCATATAAATCACTTTTTTCTAAATTGGGACATTTCGTAATAACATTTTCTATGAATATATTTGCACTTTGCCAACCCAACCATGCAATGCTTCTAACATTTTTTAAATCAACATTGTCTTGCACATAGGGCGTATATAAATTTTTCGAAAGTTCATAATCTGAATTGCCCATAACCTATATTACTCCGCTAATTTCATTCATAAATCTTTTTGCATATTCTTCATGAGTATATTGAGAGGCGTATTTTAATCCTTCTTTAACTTTCTTAAGTCTTTCTTCGTCGTTTTTGAGATAAAAACTTAATTTATCTATAATGTGATCATCCGACATTGACATATCTATTTCAATTAAAAATTTAGAAAAGTCTTCTTGCTGCTCTCCCGGCATGTCGGCAGCAATTGCTGTTCCGCACATAGGGATTTCTATATATTTTCCAAATCTAGACTTGGGTGCACCGCTGCATGTTATACAAATTTTTGCTGAATTTATGGCTTTAGCAAACTCAATTGCATATTTGCCTGTATGAGCGTCGTAATGAACGCCTCCAGGGTGTGGATATATTCCACACTCATATTTACCATTTATTTTTCTTAATATGTCAACCATTCTTGCGCGCAGCGGATAATGACTTCCCAATANTGATTTATAATATATCGAACCCACAAGAAGCAAATCAATTTGCTTTTTCAATCCATAGTCTTTAAAAACTGTTTGTTCTGCGCTGTGAGGNACGTTTATAAATTTAATATCGCTGTCTTTGTATATTTCCTCATATTGTCTCATATCGTTTAAATGATGACATAGTACGATGTCGGCGCCNCTTTCATCTATTTCTTTCCTTGTCCACTTAATATCGTACATTTCATTGTAACGAATACACTTTGTTTGCTTTACCTTGGAAAACTCATTTAACTCTAACGGCTTATAAGCTATTACTACATCTGGTTTTTCTTTGCCTGCATATAAAATATCAATATTATCTTGGACTGTTAAACTGTTGTCATAGTTTTCCCAATTTGTTCCAGACCATTTTAATTCACAAATCTTACCAATGGCTTCTATAGAATGGTACCGGACTCTCGACATCTTCGTAACATACGAATTTTTATCACAAAGAAATAAAACTTTCACAGAGATCTTCTTTCAATTAAAACCTGCCCATAGTCAATATCCTCATCCGGAATTCTACGATCATCAAAAAATATTCTCCTATCCATGATAATAAGCTCTTTATCAAAATCATCTATTTCATCAATTGCTTTGGCACATTCAATATCTTTTTGTTTTTTCGTTGGAAGATGATAATCATCAAAAAGAAGAAACTTATTAAACTTGCCTTTAGTGTTTAGCCAATCACATTTTGTAGCTTTATACGTATGGTCGCCATCAATATAAATAAGATCAAATTTCTCATTTAATGATGGTAAAATAGATTGAGAATAACCTGATAGGTATTGAATTTCATTTGTAAAAAACCATTCTCTTGGAAAAGTATCTTTTAATCTATCTAGATGCTGCTTCGTGTTTTTATCACTAAACAATGGATCAATTGTGATAATTTTTCCTCCACCATTTTCTTGTAGGGCCATGGCCGCACAAAAAGTACCGTATCCTCTTCCAAAGCCAATTTCTAAAAATGACGTAAGATTATATTTTTTAATCAAACTATAAATAAGCAATCCTCTTTCATAGTTTGGGCGAAAAAAACATCCAACAGATTTATAAAGTGTGCTGTCTGGAGATCTAGTTTTTTTCGCAGTATATTCACCAATTTGATCAAAGTTGCCCAAATTAAGCTCTTCAAGCGGCATGCCAATTTCTTTGAGTTTTTCTCTAATATTAATTTGTCTCATTTTTTTACTACACATTACAAATATTTCCTTTTAAGCTTTTCATATAAAGAATCGGGATGAAAGTTTAAACTTTTATCTACGTTTGATCTTCGCCACATTTCATTCCACAAGTGAATTCCATAAATTCCTTCATCTTCAAAATCAAACTTATATTCTGGATTGATTAACAAAAACCACTCACACCCAGCAATTGGACAAAAAGTCTTATATGATTTAACAAACTGCTGAAGATTAAATTTTTCTACCGTTGATTTAACCAACCTGGGACCAATCTCGCCCCAAACCAGATTTTCTCTATCTTTAGACATGCACACATCAAAAGCATGCTGTATTGCCGGGCTTCTTTTTGGTGCCTTAATTATGCCGGCATTAATATGTGTATTATTTTGTCGGAGAGGTAAAACCTCTTCAGAAGAAAACACGAAAGGAGTATCAAAATCAAACTTTTTTAAACAAACCATGTCGGCGTCAATCCAATATCCGCCTTTTTCTAAAACTAATTTATATCTAAAATAATTTGAAAACCCTGAAAAGCTTTTATGGTCTTTGTACAAGAAGATCATATCTTCAGGTAATATCTCATTCCCATCTTTTACAACCACACCATCAGGTATACCTTTAACGTCAGAATAAACATACAAGTGTACGTCATGACCGTGATATACAAAGGAAGACAAGCACAGTCTTTCCATTGGAGACAGATCATCACCTATCCACAAAGTTTGAATAATGTCACTCACTAAAGTGGCTCCAGAATCTTTGTGGAACTTCACGCAAATAAGAATCTATTTTATTTAAATCATCAGTATTAAACCATTCTTCTTCAGTGTGTTGCACATTTTCGTTTAAATGTAGCTCACAACCAAGAAGTTTAGCTTCAATAACTAATCTAGGGCATGTATCTGCACCGGCCGGCGTAAAACACAAACCTTTAGCTCCAGCTAGCATTGATAAAGCCTCATCGTGAGTCTTATTTTCCAAAACTGCAAAATCCAAATTATTTTCTTTACACCACTGCTGCGCAGTTTTAGATCCTTTAACCCAATTATCTGTACCTAGAGCAACCCAGACATTATTTTTATTGTCTTTATTTCCCTCTCTCAACTTTTTCATTTTGTCTAGTTTTTCTTCATTGAACACAGAAGAAAGAACAATACACTTATTAGCATCCAAATTCGGTAGTTCTTTTAAATGGATGTCTCTTTGTTTTTCAGACATAAAAAATATATTTTTGGCACCGCTTAAAAATTTATCAATACTTTTTCCATGAGTATGCTTGGCGCACGTACATTCTTCGCTCTCTAAAAGCTTATGTAAATCTAAATTTCTATATCTGCAAAATTTATAATCAAATTCAACCACGGAATAATCAACACCGTTTTCAGCAAATAGATTTAACAAGTTAAAATCGGCAGTGCTATAATTGCCAAAAATCCATTTTTTGCCGGCATGAGTAGTTAATATCTCTTTAGACAAACTTCTTGAATTTATATTGACACTCTTGCTTGCACATTCATCAATAAGATTCTGCAAGCTTAGCTCGGCGCCACCGACACCTGTTCCAGTTCCTATTTCCTCAGAAAACATATCGCTCACAAAAATATAATCAAAATTTTCTATTACCACCTCACCAAACGCAGAATTTAAAAATTTCTCATATTGTTGCTCTGGGGTGAAATTTTCTAGTATATGGTTTTGCAATTGTTTTGCAGCTTTTTTGTACCTTCCATGTTCTTTGTATATTTCGCAAAGCTTCATTTTGTAACTTCCTTGTTTCGGATAACACCACATCGAGTCTGCCAACAAAACGCCATCCCAAACAACTTCTTTCTGTATAGGGCCTAGGTCATAATCAACTTTAGCATATGCTGCACGATTTCTAATTTTTCCTTTTTTATTTTTGACTGGCATGTATAGAAAATCTACATGTCCGCTCCAATCTGGTGCAATAACTGGCATACCACAATAAGCTGCCTCAAATAATGGTAAACCAAAACCCTCGCCATGAGCTAGAGATACAAAAGCATTAATTTTTTGATGGTGATAGAGGCTATAAATTTCTTGATCTGTCATGTCTCCATGCAATAAATAAACTTTACATTTTCTTTGTGGATATCTTGCAAGAAGCTCACTAATTTGTGTGTAGCCTGCACGGCGGTCTATTATAGAATTATTTCTACCAAAAATTTTAAGTACCAATCCAACATTTTGATCTATAAATTCTTCAACAAACCAATTAATAGTATTAACCAAGTTTTTTCTTGGGCCCCACTGAGCCATGACCAAGAAATTAAAATCAGGCTCAAAGTCAATATCCAAATCAACTACATCATGTTTTCTAACCGGGTAATGTACAACATGCACAGGCGTTTCACATTTAAGAACCATTTCTTGATTTGTATCTTTGTGTGTGCCTTTATAAACAGTGTTTATGAAACCTTTTTTGGAATGCTCTGATATCGTAATTACTCTATCCATCATATTGGCGCGCTCTAGCCAAATGGGCGCAATTCTTGTTGTTTCTATTCCGGCTGTAACTCCAATATTAACCGGCGCTAAGCGTTCCCACTCATTTGGTATTGTAACTTGAAATGATATATCATACGTACCATTTCTTTGTTCGTGTTCTATGGTTTTTACCAGTAAGGAGTCCATCCATTTTCTTTCTTCATCATCGTCCTTAAGCCAGCCGGTTTCTCCCCAGTTGGTGGTGTGAAGATATATATCAAATTGTTCTTGACGACTTCGAAGCGACCTAAGCACAAATCTAGTATGTTCTCCATAGCCACTTCTCGTTAAAGCTGGACCACGTATTAAAACTTTTTTAATCATATCACTTCCTTGCATTCCCAGGATTTATAATTTTTTCTGTTTTTCCACGAACCATGTTTTTCTATTATCATCGTAAACACTTCATCCCATTGTTTACCATATTTTTCAAAATTATAATTGGTCATGACATGATTTCTTCCCATTTTTCCTAATTTTGTTAACTCTTCTTTGGACATATTATAAATTTTTAACAAGGCGTTAACAACAACTTCTTGAGACAGCCTATCCTCGCGAATATATGGAATAGTTTGAGAGCCGATTACCGCTTTGGAGGTTGGTTCGATTCCAACACCAAACCAACTCTCACCATCTGTTACTTGTTCCTGCAAACCTCCTGTCATATTAACTATAATAGGTGTTTCACAAGCTAACGATTCTAACGTTGCTAATCCAAAACCCTCTGCATCTGAGATATTAATTGTGCAATCAGCCATATTATACATTAAAGCTAACGTTTTTTGATCAACCTTTTGTGTGGAAAAATATACTTGGCCATTTGTCAGATTTAAATACTCTATTATTTTTTTCAAATCTTGTCCATGTTCGTCATTCACGTCCGTATGCATAACAAGAGACGCATTTTCATGGCCAACAATATCTAAAAACTCTTTAAACCAAAAAATCAACGAACCGCTTTGTTTTCTTCTAGCGTTTCTGTTATTCCAAAAGAAAATTTTCTTATTTTTATCAAAATTCTTTCCGAAACCCTTCTTGGAGAATTCTTCTATAGGTTCACGTGAATACTTTTTAAAAACATTTGTATCTACGGAATGTGGCACATAAACAGATTCCACGCCGGGAGCAACAGTTTTTACAATATCATCTGTAACTTTGGATATCGTGGCGACCAAATCATTAGATTCGTATGCCGATTTATTAAAATCCGGATATGGATAATTATCCCACACATGATAATAAACCATTGGCACCTGTGGCCTGATTTCATGCTCCATTAGCCATAGCCACTCCCAGAATCTTGGATCTGTCATAAACCACAATATATCAGGTCGATGATTTCGAATTAAAGATCGTATTATTTCCTGGTTTCCGTATCCGTCAACTGGAAACACTATCCAATCATCTCCCCATTCTTGAGTTCGAATAGGTTTGTATTCTTTGTGTTTGATTGCACCACCCAAACTAATAAATTTATATTTACCAGTTCGGAGCATCGCTTCAATCATATATTTTGTTTGGCCGGCTACGCCAGAAGGTGAAAAAGGTACATCACTTATTGTTAAAATTGTTCTTTTTTTCACTATTTCCCCTTAATCTTGTTTATGGGCAATGTTTGGTTTTATAAAAATCGCATGCGCCATATCTACCGACACATGACAGCTTATTTTTTATATACATTTTATTATTTATATTGTATAAAACTTTTTTTAACATTTTAAGGGCATTTTCAGTTTTTTTCTTCCCACTTGTGACTCTAAATATTTCCACATTGTTGTGCTTGGCCGTTCTTTTTAAAAGGGCAAAATGAGTCTCAACATCAGCTGGGTCAACATTATGCTTTAATGCCCAGTAATGTTTATAAAATGTTAACTGATAGGTTGTCATTTTTTCATTCTTTCTGCGAGAATCCCATCCCCAAGAACACGTTTTCCAATCAATAACATGATATTTGCCATTTGGAGTTTGTATTACTAAATCAATAAAACCTTTAAAATCGAATTCATTTTTAACAAATTCTTTTATTGGTTCAAAAAGTTGCTCCTCTACAGAAATTAGTTTAAACTCTCCAAAATGATTTTTAAGCTCAGGAATAATCAATGGAGCCAACATATCACCCTGTGACCTCATTTCATTAACTAATTTTTTATTTAAATTATTTTTGATATCCTCTGGTAAGGATTCTAATTCCTTTAAAAACATCTCTTGAAAGTGCTTTTTTTCATCTAGATGTTCATTTAAAAGTTTTTGTTCGCACACTGAATGAACTGCGCTTCCAAAAGCTGTGTGCACGTTGCCCTCGAATCCCTTAAGTTTGTTAATGTAAATTAATTTGTGTTTGAAAGGGCAGTCAGCCCAAATTTTTAATTCTGAAAAAGATATGTGAGACATTATTACCTTATTATTTTTTGCCTTTCGAACGTGACGCTTTAATAGCGGCCATAGTTGAATTGGCTTTTTGAGTATTGGATGGTTGCTTTTCTTTTTTTGCAACCTCTTTGACCTTGGGCGCCTGATGGGCCTTAGTTTTAACTTTCGTATTTGTTTTCTGTGTTTCTGGAAGAAGAAAAATCCATGTTCCCTTATTAGATCCTAGGCCATTATTATACGCCTGGCATGCCTTTTTCAATGGAAGATTCTTATATCCTTCTTTCTCCGCTAACAATTCTTGCGCATCGCGATTGGTAAAAATTTTTGGCTTATTAAGCAAATCTCGTTTATACTTATAAACACGCAACTCAACTATCAGTACTAACTCGTTTCCTACAGTTTTAATATCATATTCGTAATCTAGATTATATTTCATTATTTCCTCCCGGTTCAATATTCATGACCAGATCATCAATTCTTTTGTATAAGGAAGGACTGATTTTTTTTAAATAATTTGGTTCTTTTAAAAAATAGTTTTCAAATCCATTAGCAAAATACTCCCTTAACGAAGTAACAGCGTATGGGGAATAAAACAATCCTATCACTAAAGAATTTAAAGTCGGATATCCTACCTGTTTGTGTAAATAATTATCAAAATTTAAATCATATTCNGTTTCCAGAAATTGATTATAACTAGGNTCTAAATCTTCTTGCTTGCAGATATGATATAGCCTTTTTCTTTTTCCTAAAAACTCCCTTTCGACACTATTATCAGAATAAATATATTTATAATATTGCTCTTCAACGGCATGCGCAATTTCATGAACTATATCATCAATCATATCATTTTTATCATCTTGGTCGTTGGAAATGTATAATGCGCCATGTTCATACATTGCATTAAAATCGCGATTGTCCTTGTGAAAATCTTTAAAATCTCCAACATAAATAATGTCAATATTTGATACAAATTTCCTAGGAATTAATCGCTGCACATCGGCCAATACTGCATTTAGATCAACATCTGTTAATAGGTGATCTTTTAGATACACTGGAATTGTACCGTATATATGCCTTTCACGATTATTTTGTTGTGCGGATCTATTAGATTCTTTAATATATTCAATCATCTGTTTCAAGTTGTCTTTTGGCCGTCTCTTCTTCCACGAGCTGCTTCCCTTCTTCAACATCGTCCAATGCTTGCCGATATCCACGAATAAAATTTTCTTCAGCAACTGGTAATAAAAACTCTGGAAATTCTTTTGCCACAACCTTAATAACCATTTCCACAGTCACTTGATTATCCTCTGGTGCTAATTTTTCTCCAACATATTCAACAAGCCAGTTTTTCACTTCAGTATCCGGCTCAATTGGCTCTAACAAATCCGGATTTTCACTATTCGTTTGCTCTACATTCATATCAAACCTCCATCATTATATCATTTTAATAAACTTTGTCAAGAATTTAAAGCACTTTTGCTGCTAATGTCGCAACTTTACTACGTTCGCCTTTTATTAGCGTTACGTGTCCTGCTATTTCATACATTTTAAATTTTTCTACAGCATATGCTAGGCCATTTGATACCTCATCCACATACACATTATCAATTTGTTCTATATCTCCAGTTAAAACTATTTTAGTTCCTTCGCCAACTCTAGTGATTATAGTCTTTAATTCATGTGCTGTCAAGTTTTGAGCTTCATCCACAATCATTAATGCATTTGCAATTGATCGACCTCGTATATATGTTAAAGCTTCAATTTCAATCATTCCCTGAGATATGTATATTCCTAAAGTTTCTTTATCGTTNCCCATCAAATATTGAAGATTATCTTGAATCGGAGCCAACCATGGAGTCATTTTTTCTTCCATTGAGCCTGGTAAATATCCAATATCTTTTCCCAGAGGTTGAATTGGTCTAGAAACAACTAATTTTCGATATATAGATTCTTTTGTTTCTTCAACCATTTGTGCTAAGCCAGCTGCAATTGCTAATAGAGTTTTTCCACTACCGGCTTTGCCTACTAATGTAACAATTTTAATCTTTGGATCCATTAAAAGATCTAAAGCAAATGCCTGTTCTTTGTTTCTTGGTTTTACTCCCCAGATTCCTTTTTTATATTCTCCATTAATTCTCTTCAAAGGCTCGGAGTACGAAAAAAATCTTGCTAAAGCTGTTTTTTTCTCGTTGGAGTTTGACACCAACATTAAAAATTCATTTGGCTCTAACTTAACGTCCTCTTTGTATACAAATATTTGTTCTCCAGCATAAAATTGATCAATTATTTGCTCATCAACTAAATGTGTAGTAAAGCCTGTGTATAAGTGTGTTGTGTCTTTGACAACTTGATTGGTAACATAATCTTCGGTCAATAATCCAATAGCATCACATTTAACTCGCATATTAATATCACGAGAAACCACAATTATTTTTCTTTTTGGATTTTTTCTTTTTTCAGTTAACGCCACACCAATGATTTCATTATCTGGTATTGTTGGATTAAAATCATGTGGTAAATCTATAGATTCGAATCTTTTTACCGAGACCAACCCTTTACCTTTTTCTATTCGTATACCTTTAAAGAGACTTCCTTTCTCTCTTAAAGAATCTAATTTGCGAATAATTTTGCGCGCATTTGTTCCTACGCTATCTTGTCTTTTTTTATGCTTATCCACCTCTTCCAAGACTTTTAATGGAATTACAATATCATTATTGCCATATGAAGACAAAGCACGTGCATCGGTTAAATATACACTAGTATCTAAGATATATATTTTTTTAGCCATAAAAATTTCTTTATCAAAATAAATAGTTATCTCAACGATTATAGCATAAAGAAAAAATATATTCACGTAAAAAGAACAATTGTTTTCTTAATTAATAATTATTAAAGGAGGTACTCATGAATGAAGAAAAAAATATCAGTATTTTTTCTAATATTATTAACAACATCGTTGTTTTGCAATGCATGCAGTTGCAGCAGCGCCAATCTTAAATACACAGCAACAGCTAGCGACATATTGCCCAGAACATCTTTTGTACACATAAAAAAAAGATTATCAATATCTAGATGTTTTGAAGATCGATGTGCAATTATGAATTTTGATTCAGCTGCTTCGGGTTTTATTATGAAAGTAGTTAGCGACGGCTCTTTTATTATTACAGCTGCGCATGTTTGCACAGATGCTGCACCAATAAAATTTCAAACAGACAAAATACATTCACGATATAGAGTCTATAGATTGGACGGAGAAAAATATACTGCTAAGGTTTTAACTTATGATGTTGATATCGATGTATGTTTAATGTTTGCAAAAGATTTAACTAACGATGTGCGCGCAGTGCGTATAGCACGCGAAAAACCGAAACCTGGAGATCGTATATATAATATAGCGGCGCCGCGAGGTTTATTTCAACCAAACGCTGCCCCAATTCTTGAGGGTCGCTATAATGGAAGATACGGCAATTCAGATTGGTATACACTACCTGCAGCTCCGGGAAGTTCTGGCTCCATGATTGTAAATCATA